TCAGCCTGAGCCTTTGACTGTTCAGATGCTGATTAATTCCGCTGAGGCGGGGGAGTGGCTTTACTAAAATGTGATGCAGTTGAAAAGATTGTTAAATTTTATAAAAAATGAAAGGTTAGAAAAAAATAAAATAGGAAAGTGGAAAGTAGTTAAAACTCTTGACTATACAGAGGTTGCTATCGATATGAATGCTACTAATAGCTCGCTATGGCAGTGAGTTTACGCAGCATTGCTGGGAGCTTACTACTCATTAATGGCTTGATATCTTCATTCGGTGTCTCATTAGGTATTTGAATGAGAAGGACTATTCCACAGAACTAACATATTTTTTAAAGCTCTTCTTCACCCAGGAGAACCATGAATGCAACTGGTGCATGGTTTGTGAGCGTGGATTATCCGTCGGGATCTTCTTTAATGTTAGTTCTATCGGGGTTTTGAAAGACTCATGCAGTAGCTTTAAAAATGAGGATCAAAGTGGTCTTCATCAGCTGATTTAACAGCTTAGATTTGGTGGACCCCTGCTGGGTTTGAACCAGCAATAAAGCGATTATGAGTCCCAATTCGAAGTGAGTAAAATCAGTAACTTAATGATTTTTATGTTTTCTTTAGACCGAATAGTGACAGGAAACGTTGAATAGCGTTGCGCTCTGCTGCCACTTTGCTGCCATTTTTAGAGGTAGCGGAATCCGTATGTTTCCAGGTTTTTGGATCGTACTGCCAGTCGTCTGGACCTTCATAGAGTGTACCATCGTCATCCATTACTCTAGCGTACAACTTCTGAGATATTTGGAGCATTTTCCGGTAGAGTGGGGATGGCGGCCATTTGGTTTTAATATTCCCCTCGGACCAATCGAGCCAGTCTTCTCCATCTGATCCTTCACCACTCCATATAGCATGGAACTCGCCGCTTTGTGTGGATAGACTAAGTTCGGGATCGTTATTTACGATATCTAACCATTCATCAGAGCTGATTTGCTCATCGTCGTTTTCAGCCCAAAAATCTGCTCGTGTGATATGAAACTCTACGCCCATATGATTTCTCCCACTGAGTAAAACTGATTGTCAAATCTACTGCCTTCAACTTCTTGGTAAGGCCACCAATCAAATATCAAGATAGATTTTATTATGCAACCTTTATTAAAGTTCTTTGTTCTGCGAGAATTTTATTCTCAGGCTTGCCACGAAAAGTAGTCATGCCGATCATGGTTTTACAGTCGTTCTGAACTATAAATACGTAAGAGCCTGTATCGAAGTCTTTGCCTTTTGCATCATCAAAAATCAGCGTCATTTGATGAGCACTGATTGAACCGAAGTAATTAAACTTTCTCTGAGATTCGTTTCCATCACGGGTTTTTGTTCTAGTGCTGGTTCCATGAATAATGCGACCTACTTGTTTTAGCTCTAAAGTTCCAGACTTTAAATTTATACCGTTACGCTCTTCGTAAACATCCCATGAGCCAGATACTCGCACTCCATTATATAACCATTTATCCTTTAAATTTGGAAGGGCGACTTTAGCTACAAAGTAAATGATTCCTGTTGCGACAAGGCTTGAAATAACACCTAATAAAAATGAGAGCATTTTTTTCCATAATCATATCATATCAACTTGAATTAGAGGGTTGAGTAACATTGCTTCGGACAGATGGTCGGATGCAAAGTGTGCGTATCGTATCGTTACCTTGATATCTGTATGCCCCAATATTCGCTGAAGCACAAGTATGTTGCCGCCGTTCATCATGAAATGAGACGCAAAGGTGTGGCGAAGAACATGCGTCAGCTGCCCAGAAGGTGTTTCGATACCGGCGCGTTGCATGGCCTTTCCAAAGGCTGAATAGCATGGTTTAAAGAGCAACTGCGCTTTGCTGCTCAAAGGCAGATCAGCCTGTAATTTTTCAGTTATCGGCACCGCGCGGTTTTTCTTGCCTTTAGTTTTTACGTAGATGATTTGACCGGCGCAGATTTGGTTTCCCTTCAAGCCTTCGGCCTCACTCCATCGCGTACCAGTTGTCCGGCAGATTTTAACGACTGCCGTTAAATCCTTTGAACGGCGGTTCTCATATTCAGCGAGTAGCGTGCGGATATCCTCAATGGTGAGATACGTCATCTCCGATTCACTAATTTTAAACTCACGCGCACTCTCAAACGGATTGGGCGCAGTCCATTCATCCAACCGGCGCAGCTCGTTAAACATCGCCCGAAAGTATACCAGCTCTCAATTCACCGTGCGTGGCGTTTGCGTCTTCACTCGACTTGAACGGGTGCTCTTGCCACTGAGCCGTTGTTCACGATATGACGCGAAAATCTTCGCGTTGAATTCGGTAGCCAGTGGATTTCCCGTCACCTCGCAGGCGAACGCCATCGTGGTTCGCCGCTTCTCGCCATCCGACAACGTGCTGCCATGCGCGTTGAAACATAATTCAACCAGTTCAATTACTGGCCGCTTATCTGTTTTCTCTCCCAGCAAGGGCTTATTCTGATCTGCCAAGGTTCAGATCAATCCCTTTGATATATAAAAATAGTTTCAATTCCGACTAGATTTTCTATTCTGTATGCATAAACAGTAGTAGTAGGCAGAGGAGGGAACATGCAGGATTATCTTTTGGAGTCAGTTAAGCCCCAGCGCATTGATTTCTTTTTAAAATTCGTTGCTGTCAGTAATTGTAGTGATCAAGAAAAACACATGGCAATTGAGTGGGTTTCCGAACTCACAGATGAGTTAATGGCTCGTCTACGCAAGCATGAATACAGCCTTTCAATGAATCAGGCTGAGTGATGAAAGGCCTAACAGAACTACGAGCCGTGAGTGCATGACTATGCTGCATGAAATCGCATGATCCCAAAAGGATCTCTGATGCTCAGGCCCGCCAGTATTGGCGGGCTTTTGTTTATGTCATGCAGGTGCATGAAAACCACTGCATAAAGCGCGCAAGCTTGGCGGGGCTATGAGCCCGCGTTAAAACCCTGATTTATTTACAGCTGTATAAATTGTCATCTTGTAAAAAAGTGTGTCCTACCTTCTATTACTTCTGCTTAAGTAAGAATAATCTGATTGGGGGTGATGGAATGATTGAACATCTAGTTATTGACAAGGTTGCTTCGTATGATGGGCCAGCCCAGTTTCTGCAAGGGTTTTCTAAATTTAATTATTTTTATGGAGCAAATGGAGCTGGAAAAACAACAATTAGTAAAATAATAAATGCTCCCGACGAATACGCAACATGTCATATTAAATGGAAAGATAATAATAAATTAATTAGCTACGTTTATAATAAGGACTTTGTAGAGAAAAATTTTAACCAAGATGAAATTAAGGGCGTTTTTACACTGGGAGATGATGCTAAGAAATGTGAGGAGGAATTACTCGAATTAAATAACGAAAAGAAAAAGGCAATAGATGCTCTTATTGGTAAGAGAAAGCTTATAGATGGTGATGGTGAGGATGTTGGGGTAGTTAAAAATCTTGAAATACTTGAAAAAGAATTCAAGGATGATTGCTGGAAACAAAAAGTCAAACACGATCGGGTTTTTTCTAAATCATTCGAAGGACTTAGGAATAGTACTGAAAAATTCAAGTTAAGAGTTTTAAGTGAGCACGGCTCAAATACGTCAGATTTACGTCCTCTGGAAGAACTGGTTGATAAAGCAGGGAAGGTTTTTTCTGATTTGCTTTCACTACAACCTAAGATTGCAGTTCCTAATTTTGAAGCATTTTTTAATATTTTAAATGACGCAGTTTGGAATGAAAGAATAGTTGGAAAAGAAGATGTTAGTGTTGCAGAGTTAATTGCCCTGTTAAACAATAGCGACTGGGTAAAAAAAGGCTTGACTATTACGACAAATCAGCTCCGCAATGTCCTTTGTGCCAGCAATCAGTTGATAATGATATTTTTGAAAGTCTGAGATTATATTTCGATGATACCTATGAGTTGAAAAAATCATGTTAGTAACCTGCTTTCTCAGTATGAAAGTGAGGTTATGAATCTCAGGGTTTTAATTAATAATATAAAATTGAATAAATCTAATTTCATTAATTATGATGTTTTTGAGGATAAGGCTAATGTTGTATTGTCAGCAATTCTTGCTAATTTTGAGATGGAAGAAAATAAGCGCGAGCTTTTGAGTGAATCAGTAAAGTTCAAATACATGAGTGACGTGCTCGATGATTTTAATTCATTTCTTGGTGACGTTAACAATGTCATTCAAGAAAATAACGAGATTTATGAAAATAGAAAAACCGAATCTGATAGTCTTTCAAAGAAATTTTGGGCTTATTTAGTAAAAATTGAACTGAAGGATGTAATTGATGAATACATTTCATCAAGTCTTAAACTAGACAAAAAACTTAAAGGTCTCAGGATAGGTATAGAAAAAGATAGTGAAAAAATAGCAGGTTATTCATCCAAAATTGAGCTTATTGAATCTAATCAAACAAGTATCATTCCGACCATTCACCAGATTAATGCCATCTTGAATTGTTATGGCTTTAAGAATTTCCATCTTAAACCTTCCGAAGATAAATCTCATTATGTAATTGTTAGAGATACAGGTGATAATGCTCGAACAACGCTTAGTGAAGGCGAAAAGACATTTATTACATTTTTATATTATTATAGTCTTGTCAGAGGTAGTGATAGTGCTATTGGAGTATCAGATGATAGGATAGTTGTTTTTGATGATCCAATTTCGAGTTTAGATAGCGATATATTATTTATAGTTAGCTCACTGATAAAAGACTTAATGGATGATGTTCGTGAGAGCAAAGGATGTATTAAGCAAGTTATATTTTTAACTCATAATATTTACTTTCATAAGGAGTTGACATTCAATCCTAGTAGGTCGGGTGGGCAAGCAATGAATGAAGAAACATTTTGGATGGTGAGAAAGAAAAACAAAAGTTCATATCTTGAAAAATGCGAGTTCAACCCTATAAAAACCTCATATGATCTCCTGTGGAGTGAGTTAAGAAGAAATGATATTAATAATAATACTATACAAAATACAATGCGACGAATTCTTGAGAATTACTTTAAGATACTAGGTGGGATGGATGTTAGGAAGTTAGAGCGCCATTTTGTTGGTAGTGAAAAGGTTATATTTAGATCATTAGTCTCATGGATTAATGATGGTTCCCATTTCTCAGGTGACGATCTTTATATGAACCTAGATGACGCGTCTGTTGAAAGGAATATGACAGTATTTCAAAAGATTTTTGAGAAAAGTGAGCATACGGCTCACTATAAAATGATGATGGGTGACTTTTATAAAACACTGGAAAATAATATAACGCATCAGGGTGAAGTTGAAGTAGAAGACAGCGTAAATGATGCATATGTACACTCACCAAATGTTGCAGGTGAGGAATTTCAGCCCTTGCCACCACAAGCTGAAGTGCCGTTTTAATAAAAAATCATATGCCAGCAATATACAATTATTACTGGCGTTTTAAGACTTAACTTAATTTATGTGGAGTGAATTGCATGATTTTGGTTCCATTCCATTCGTTTAATTTTTCAAATTTTTTTTGTAGAGGAATTAGCTCTTTTAGAATAAAATGTTACTAGCTTTCTCAATATCCCCAAATCCCCCAGTATTATTCGGAATTTCCCCATTAGCTCAGGTGGCACACTATGCACGGCCAGCATGTCGTCGCGGCTCAAGTTCTTGATATCTAGAAACTTATCCTTAGTCGCTACTTCTGACAGCGGGATGATCTGGATGCCGTGTGTTTTTCCATTCGGGCTGTACATAAACAGGCTGTGTAAGTTGCCAGGGTCCTTCGCGCTTTTTATGGCGCTGCGGATGTTATCCACGTCCTGCGGGCTCTGCGCCGGGTCGGTCATGTTGTAAGCATCCCGGTAAACCGGACCATTCACATTTAGAGATCTTCCGGCATACTTATTATATCTCTGGAGGAGACCGCCACTTCCGCCGCGTCCGTGTCGTGGGAGTACCGCTTCACGCTGAACGTGATAATCAACGACTTTAGCGGCGATCAGAATCTGCTGATGGCCTCGGTGGTTTTATGGCTGCGCGTATACCAGCCCGATCCGCTGCAGAACAGCGACGCGCGCGAAAAGCTGTTTTCGTTTGAGGTCGATATTCTTGCTAATGACCGCTGCAATATCAGCATGGACCTGAAGCTGACCGAACGCGAAATCGTGACTAAAGAGTATGGCACAGCCCGCATTGAGGCGCTGCCGGAAGCGTCGGAGGAATTCTGGACGGTGAATCATGACTGAACTGCCTGAGGTTGACGCCTGGCTGGCTGCGCTGCTCTAACAGTTGGCGCCTGCGGCCCGGAAAAAGATGCTGCTGGAGGTGGCACGCGACGTACGCCGCATTCAGCAGGCGAGCATCACCGCGCAGCGTTCCTTGGACGGCATCAAATGGGAGCCGCGCCGCGTCAGCGCCCGGATCAAAAAGGGGCTCATCCGCCGAGGCATGTTTGCGAAGCTTGAAACGACAAAGTACCTAAAGGTAAAGACAAACGCAGATGCTACTGAGGTTGCCTTTATTCAGGGGGGCAGAAGCTGGCCCGCGTCCATCATTACGGTCTGCGCGACCGTAAGCCGTCGCGGCCCGATGGTGAAATATCCAGAGCGCCCAATGCTGGACGCCAATAATGATGTAGAAATTTCAGTGTGCGAAACGCTATTACGGTGGCTGGTAGAGTAAGTTTAATCAGGTGTGTTTACCTGTTGATATTCGACTTGCTTCTTTCTGCTTTCAATAATTGGGTTTTTAAATATCTCAGCAACTGAATAACCAGCACGAGCCACACAAACAACACCAAGAAATATTACGGCTGGAATGAATAAATAAGTTTCCGCAGTGAACATCTTGATGATTGTGTCCGGATTTTTAAGTCCAGCTGCTGAATATTCAATCATAATATATATGCCATAAATAAATGCGCATGCTGTTTGTATATTCCATATTGCATTCAATGTGTTTTTATACACTTCAAATTTACCCATTCGTATAAGTAGGCAGCCGTGAATAGTAGCCATGACGAAAAGACCTGAAAGATAGTTAATCATCTGCTTATCGAGAGCCGATTCAACTTCGCTGTAAATGATGGTTGTGAACAACAGAAGTGCCAAAATAGAAACATAAATACTATTGGGTAAATTCAATCTATATCGCATTTTATACCTACGTTTGTGAAGTGTCTTTTGTATGATTCATCATACAATACTCAAGTGATGCCAGAATTTTTGTGCCGTTGCAATGTAATGGTATGAATACTCAACTCACCGAAATCATGCGCCTTACCACCAACCAGATCCGCACCGGCACTGTGTCCGAAGTTGATCAGGAGAATGGTTGTGCCGGGTGAAAACGGACGACCTTGAAACCAACTGTATTAACTGGCTCACTCTGCGCGCCAATAATACGCGCCACATCGTGGCAGCCTACTGTTGGGGTTGGGGTACAGGTTGTGCTGCTGAGCCTGGGCGGTAATCTTTAAAACTGCTTTTGCGCTGCCCGCAATTTATTCCGAAACCCTCCCCCCGCCCGACTATTCGGAAGAAGGTACCACCACAGTTTTTAAGGGCGGTGGCTGGTTTCAGTACGAGCCGGAAACAGGCCAGTTGCTGATAAAGAATATTAAAAGCGTGCAATTGAAACGGCGGACAGCATTCAGTTGATCACTGATATGCTGGGAATAGACGCCAGCCAGACCCGGATTAACAGTGACACGGTTATGAGCGACATCGTTAAAGTACATGCAGGTGGTACAGGCCATTGACGTGTTGGACGCGCCTGAATCAGCTGGCCAGAAAAGCCCGTCTGACGGGCAAAGCGGTAACGGATTAACAAGCTGTCGCGCAGATGTTAGAGTTAAAATTTGTTGACCATCCAATGAGAGGGATCTGAGACGATGGATACGACTGAGCAACTGAACGGAACCTATTTTTACCACGGCGTGCCGAACCTGACACCGCAGGAATTATTATTCTGGGTGCTGCTTGATGAAACCCAGAAACAGTTGGGCGTGCAGGATAT